TTTCTAGGATTATTGTTAAGATCTGTTCCTTGCTCTTCAGAAACACTGGTTGTTTCACCACACATATAACGATCATAACTAAAATTACAAGTAGCTTTTAATACTTGTGAATTTTGATATGCAACTCTTGTAGAATTTAAGGATAGTGGAAATAAACCAATAAACTTATATTCTAAGAACTGTCTATAATTCTTTTCAAATTTAACTATCCTAGTTTCATTAGATTTATAGAGACTTGGATATCTCATTTTAAAATGATAACTAGTGGGTTGTTTAGGATCACCTGGATTTGCACCAGAAATATATTCCATCCAATGTTCTAAAAATTTAAGTGACTTATATTCATTATCAACATAAAACTCTAAAGATATTTGAGTAAAATTTCTAGTATGAGCAAATCTTTCAACAACACCTTGATAATTACCAACAACATCTGATGTTGCCATAGCACTACCTGGTAAAACAGCAGTACTACAAAGTAATCCTATATCTTCACCATCAAATCTAAAATCGACACCTTTATTTCTAAGATGATCCGCTAAGGAATATCCATCGTTATTATAATGTGGTGGCAATCCAAACTTAACCAAATAATGAGAAGTTTGAGCAACATTCTGAAATTTCGGTAAAATTCGAGATATTGTCTTTGGTCTGGGAGCTGGCACTCTAAATACTTTTATACATTATAATTCTATTTAGATGGCTTATAAAGGAAAATATTCTCCAAAATTTCCTCATAAGTATAAAGGTGATCCAACAAGTATAACTTTTAGATCATTATGGGAAAGAAAGTTCATGGTTTACTGTGATTCTAATGCTAACGTATTAGAATGGAATAGTGAAGAAATTGCGATTAAATATAAATCTCCTGCTGATGGAAAACCTCATAGATACTTTCCAGATTTCTATATGAAAGTAAAAGAAACTGATGGTAATGTAAAAAAATATGTTATTGAAGTAAAACCACTAAAGCAGTGTAGTCCACCTAAAAAACCAAAACGACAAACACCAGGTTATATAAAAGAAGCATATACATACGCTATAAATCAAACAAAATGGAAGGAGGCAAGAGAATATTGTGCTGATAGAGGTTGGGAATTTAAAGTCGTTACAGAAAAAGAACTAGGTATAAAATAATGGCAAGAAGAGCTAAACGAAGAACTGGTGGTCTTTCTTATGAAGAAGAAAAGGCAAAAATTGATGCCAAAGAAGGAATTAGATTAGCACCAGTTCTTAAAGATCTAATTGGAACTGAGGATCCTGATGATCTTATGATCAGTATTAGAGATGTTTTAGAAGAGGAAGATCCTAGAGGAGTTCAAGTAGGTAAATATTATACTTTCATTTACTTTGCAAAAACACCACTCATTCAATATGATCAACATCCATTGGTAGCAGTATTTGATGTATTTGATTGGGGGTTTCGTGGATTAAATTATCATTGGGGTGAAATTAAACAATATACATGGGATGAGATAATGGGAGGACTGTATAATATAAGACCAATAGAATTAAGAGCAGCAAGAACAATACCATATCAAAAAATTCTGTCTAAATAGAGTTACGATGGTGTATAGAAAACCATAATGGCAACACTAAGTTCCAGTGATTTAGTAAAAGAAGTTGAGAATCAAACTGCTTCAAAAAATACTATTCCAAAAAAATCTTCCAGACATAAAAAATCAAACGTTTTTATATATCCTTCCGCTAGAGATATAAGAGAATATGAAGATAGTTTTATGATAAAATGTATTGATTATATAAGCCCACCAGGAATGGGTGGATTGCAAGGTACTTTGGTTGATAAAACTACTGGTGGTCTTGTAGATATTAATGCTCCATCCGAGGCACAAATTAAAAAAGGTCTAGCAAGTAATGATGTAGAAAACGGAGTAAAGGTTTCAGAAACATATAAAGGTGTAAAGAGCTTCAAAGAAGAAATAAAAAATGCTGAATTTGTATTTAATAATAGTTCTAGAACAGACGAAATTACGAAACCAGGAACAAAAATAAAACATAACTTTTTTGTAGAACTACCAATACCACAGCAAATAAATGATAATCAAGCTGTAACTTGGGGTGATGAAACAGTTAATATTTTTGAATTAGCAGGACTAGCAGTTGGTTCAGCAGTTTTAAATAATGGAGGACTCTCCAGAGACAGCATGCAGAGGGGAATGCGAACAATACAAGCATTAACAGGTAGAATGAATCTCGGACTAAGTGAAGAAAGAGTTCAAAATGCTGTAGTTGCTGCTGCTTCTGGAATGGCAGTTAATGCTTTGGGATCAAACTTAGATGTAAATTCAGTACTATCAAGATCAACAGGACAAGTTTTAAACTCTAACCTAGAACTTCTATTCAGAGGTGTACAATTAAGATCATTCCCTTTCGATGTGACATTTGCACCTAGAGATCCAAAAGAAGCACAGGTTGTAAAAAATATAATTAGAAACCTAAAACAAGCAATGTCAGCACGTAAAAGTTCTGGTAACGCATCTGACGCATCATCTAAAGGAAAATACTTTTTAGCAGCACCATCATTATTTTTACTAAGATATCTAAAAAATGGAGAAGACCACCCATTTTTAAATGCATTTAAACCATGTGCCTTAACTCAATTAAATGTTAATTACACTGGATCAGGAACATATTCAACCTATGGAGATTCAACACCAACAAATATACAAATGAGAATGGTATTTAAAGAAATCAATCCAATATATGCTGAAGATTATGAAGATGATGAACAAGGACTTGCAGGACCAGGAGTAGGATATTAAAATGGGATATTTTAATTACATACCAAACGTAGCAGTACCCTCTTTTCTATCAGAAAAGAAAGCATCCAACGAATATATTGTTGCTAAAAATATATTCAGAAAAATTAAAATACTTGATGAGTTAGAAGATAATATTTTATTATTTGACAAATATGAAATATATCAAGGAGATAGACCAGACACAGTAGCAAAAGATCTTTATGGAAATTCTGAGTTAGATTTTGTTGTTATATTATCAGCAAATATAACAAATATAAGAAATCAATGGCCATTATCAGAATATGACTTATATAACTATTCTCACGATAAATATGGTTCTGAAATAAATGCACTTCACCATTATCAAACAATAGAAGTTAGAGATAGTAAAAATAGACTAATATTAGAAGATGGATTAGTTGTGAATGGAGACTTTGAAATGGATGGTCCTGGTAAACAATATCCAGTTGGAACTGCATGGAAGGCAATTAGACCTTCTGGAACTGCAATAAATCTAACTCAAGAAAAATTAGGTGGAAATCCTAATGATCTAATCAATACTATCGGTGTAGCAATAAGTAATTGGCAATATGAAGTAATGGAAAACAATAAAAAAAGACGCATAAGCGTCTTAAAGAGAACATATTTAAATAAATTTTTAGAAGACTTTACTAGAATTATGAGGTATGATAGAAATTCACAATATATTAGTAAAACCTTAATAACAACAGAAAATAATAATTTAGTATCATAAGAACATTCTATTACCTATACATGTAATAGAATGCTCCAGCAACAGTTCCAGCGTGATCACCGTTAAAGTAGATAAACCCATCAGTATGCTCTGCTATAACAGTATAAGTATAGTTTTCATTAACAGCATTTCCACCTCTACCGAAACTTGAAGGTTTTCCATACCGTGTTTGCCATTTTACTGACCCTGTATTATTATCCCAACATGTCAGGTTACATGGGTTGTTAGAATGATGATTACCAACACACAGTAATACTTCTCTTGTTCTTGCAGGTGGTCTCCAAATTATATTACCTCCATCACTGTCTCCACTACCATGTCCTTGATCATTCCAGTCTGGTGTAGCAGCTGTTATTGTATTAATAATATCTGGATATTTCTGACTATTATTGTCTGAATAGAATGATGCGAAACCATCACCATATTCATTAGTCCATGTAGTAGCATCATATTCACAATCATTATAATTGGTAGTTACAATTCCAGCACTGGTTCCAGAAACAGCACTTCCTACATCTACATTACTAAAATGTGTTGTATGAGGTCCACCCGTATTGGAATTACCAAAGGTAAAGTTATAACCACCACCTGGACTTTGTGCTTTCTGATATGTATAGATTCCATGAGTGGAGTTCCATCTAGCTGGAACAGCACTTCCACCAAAGTTTACACCAATATACCATTTATCATTCTGAGATGCTTCATTAACGTAAGGACCCATGTCATCCACAGTTGGAGTTTCACTAGCACTGAAACTATGATTATTGGAATATCCATACCAAACTTTTACACCACCCCAAGTACCATTATTATTAGCAATATAATAAGATACTCCATCTGCTACATAACGAGGTGTCTCAAGTGCAACACTAGTATCATTAATAGTTACAGCAGCACTTGCTCCAATATCTTTAGTTCTGGCAGAATCAGTATAAACTTGAAGTTTATATGTTTCTGCTCCTTCCGTGGTTACGTCTGATGCTGTCGTACATGTAGCAACACCTGCAGAACCAGTAACAACAAAATCTCCAGTCAATGAGGTACTAAAGTCAGAAGCACTAGTAGAAGTTGATACTCCTACAAGACCCCAATAAAGAGTTGTAGAATCTGCTACATTTGCTGTTGTTATATTAAATGTTACAGAAGAACCTTCATCTACACTAGTACTACTAGGTGTTATAGTAGCCTCTGCGAAAGGTGCGTGTGCGGTTGATCTTTCAATAACGTTGCTTACAAGATTTTGGGAATCATATTCCATGATCCATCCTTTTGTTCCACCACCAATTATTTCATTAAAACCAGTAATTAATCCAACATTATTATAAGAAATATCTCTATATGTTGTTGAGTCTAGAATTACTTTGGTAACGTTATTAGAAGAGTCTGTTCTAATTCCAGTAGTTCTACTATAAGGCACAGTAGGTCCAAGACCACCTCCACCTTTTCCTTTGTTAATACTGACTCCTACGTACCTTCCCATGTTTTCTTAATACCTTCCGATTTATTTATAAGAATTTATCAATTTTATATGTTAGTAATATTACTATTAACATTCAATTTAAAATTTTTAATCTTACCGTGGAATTGAGAACTAAATCCACCGTTTGTACCACTTCTACCTTGACCTATAGAAACAAAGTCCCACTCAGTGCCATTATATATGTTACTAGTCCAATTTATTCTCTGATTCCAACTACCATTTTCACTACTTTTTTGATAAAGTTTAAATGTGCTACCACCACGCCATTCAATCTTTACCCAATTCCACTGGTTTATTGGAAGTGCGTAACTAGGATATATTGCATATCCACCACTTGGGTGAGCAATTGAAACTTCTCCAGTAACATTATTATTATACCATCCCATTAACCATCCATTATTATCACCATATCCATTATTACATATTACCCAATGGTTGCTACTTGAGTTTTGATCATTAGAAGTCTGATAAGACTCAAAGAACATGTCCCAATTATAACATGGATTACCTAAAGACATAGAAGGCATAGTACCATCACCAGAGTAGTGGTACTGCTTAGTTCCATATTGACCATAGTGAACTTCATTAGTAAAACTATAATCATACGTTTCAACTGACGTATCATTAATAGTTAATGTGGGAGTAGATCCAATATCATTAATATGACCAGAATCAGTATAAACTGAAACTTTAAATGTTTCAGCACCTTCAGATACACTAAAATCTTCAGTTGGTGTTAAGGTAAAACTTCCTGTACTGGAAGTTATGGTGAAACTACCAGTCTCGGATGGAAAGTCTGTTGCCAGAGAACTGGTTGATATTCCAATAGCTTTCCAATAAAGAGTTCCACTATCAAAATTAGTAGTATTTGCAGTTATAGTTAAAGTAGATCCCTCATTAATATTAGTAGCGGAACTTGTTACAGTAGCTTCTGGTCCAGGTGGATGTGGGACTGATCTTTCAGAAACATCATCAATTAAATTCTGAGAGTCATAACTTAATAACCATCCTTTGGTGGATCCACCAAATGTTTCATTATATCCAGTAATTAATCCAACATTGTTGTATTGAACATCAGTATACTTAAAGTCACCTAACTCAATCTTTTTAACATTATTATTACCATCTGTTCTAAAACCAACACTTCTGTCATAAGGTTCAGTTGGACCTAGTCCACCACCACCACCTTTTCCTCTGTTTAAACTTGAACCAATAAATCTTCCCATTTAATTTTCCTCGCTATAAGTTGCAGGAATTCCACTTCCATATGTAATGTATACTAATCCACCAGCACCAGCACCCATAACATTATTTGAATCATTGTGACCAGCTCCACCGCCACCGCCACCGAAGGCTCCACCGCCTCCACCACCAGCGTTTTGTCCTTGTCCTAGACCCTTTTCACCACGGTTAACAGATGGTCCACCACCATCTCCACCATCATTATCATTGGTTCCATCACCATATCCTTGTCCTACCTGACCATCTGCAGCTCCACCAGGACCACCAAATATATTAGCGTTAGTACCGTCAGTACCTCCACCACCTCCACCAAATCCTCTTGCTTTTCCAGCAGTAATAAATTCTTTAATTCTTAAAGGTCCACCTTGACCACCATCACCACCTTGACCATTATCTGATCCACCGCCACCGCCACCGCCAGCGAATTCACTTCCTGCACCACCATTAATAGCGTCACCATTATCAGCACCACCACCTCCACCACCAGCACCGCCATTAGTGCCAGCACCTTGTGGATTCGTTGTATATCCATACGCTGATACTGGATTATTATCATAAGGTGATCCATTACCACCAGTACCGTTTATATCACCATTACTACCTTGACCACCGCCACCTCCATATTGACCACTGTTTCCACCATTACCCCAACCAGCACCACCAGTTGCTGATACTGTGACACCTGGACCTTGGAATTCACTAGTGCCTCCATTATTTCCATTAGAGCTATTAAGTCTTTGCCCACCAGCACCAACAGTCAATGAATATGTTGTACCTGGCGATAAATTAGTATATTTCTTCAGAGCAGCACCACCTCCAGCACCACCACCTGATCCGCCACCGCCACCGCCACCGCCAATGACAATAACTCTCGCTTCAGTAACAGCTGCAGGACAAACCCAACTAGTAGTTCCTGGAGTATAGAATGCTACATTATTTGCGTTTGAAATACTTGTATCATTAATTGTTATTGTACCACTACTCTTAAGTTCTAAAGTTCTACCTGCATCAGAATAAAGAGTAAGTTTAAATGTTTCAGTTCCTTCCGTAGCAGTATCTGCTAGTGGTGTGGCAGTAACAACACCAACACTACTATTAACTGTAAAATCTCCAGTTAATGAAGAAAAATCTCCAGTTAATGCATTAGTTGATACTCCTACCAAACTATAATAAACAGTTGTACCATCTGCAACACTTGAAGTAGTTATATTAAATGTTACAGGACTACCTTCATCTACACTAGTAGTACTAGGTGTTATAATATATCTTGGATCATAATGTGGAGGTACTCTTTCAACAACTGTATTAATTAATCCTTGTGACGTATATGAACAAATCCAACCTTTCTTACTACCACCAAAATTTTCGTTATATCCAGTAACTAATCCAACAGAATCATACTGCATAGCAGTATACTCAACATCATCCAATATAACCTCAGTTACATTGTTCTCAGTATTAGTTGAAATTCCCGTTGATCTGGTATATGGTTTAACTGGTCCAAGACCACCTCCACCTTTTCCCCTATTATTGGTCAACCCAACATATCTTCCCATTTTGAATATAAAAGAGGTACTTCATATATTTATAAACATAAAAAAAGACCCACCCGAAGATGAGTCTTCCCAGTATTCAGGCTCTCTTGGATCATCTTTAGGATCCCAGTAGAAAAACTTCATCTGGGATAATCGACAATGTTTAAGAGGCTTGATTTTCATTAACTTTCCGCTAATTTGGCAAAGTATGATAATGTATCATCGTCATCATCTGAAGCAGATGCTTTAGATACAGATTCTACTGTCTCAGCAACAGGAGCAGATGCTCTCACATCTTCAACTTCTTGCTCTACAGTTTCAGCATCGTTACGAACTGGCTTGTTACCAAGAACATAACCAAGACGAGTCTTGAGTTCATCATAAGATTTGAACTGATCATTAGCAACTAATTCTGCTAAGGAATACTCCTTCTTCCAGATTGCTTCCATAGCATCGTCATCATCTAGTAAAGCACTAGTGGCAGCGAACTCAGAAGAGTCATAGTTTCTATAACCAGCAACGTTCTTTGCCTTCAACTTGAAGTTAGCACCTTGCCAGAAATCGAATGGATCAATTGCTTCCTCATCCTCAAACTCAGGTTGCATTGCTGCTGTGAGTTTATCAAAGATCTTCTTACCATACTTGTATAAGAATGTCTTACCTTCGTTTTCAGGATTTGCTGGATCTTTCACAACGTAGATATTGCTGATGTAAGTTAGCTTACGCTTTTGCTTACGAGCAGTATCTTTACCTGCGTCTGTTCCATTGTTCCAGAGTTGTGAGTTAAACTCAGATACTGGATCTTTCTGCCCTAATGTAGTTAGAGAGTTCTCGATATACCATCCACCAGGA